GAGCGGGTGAGGTAGGCAGACTGCCAACTCCAAGTCCCGGCTGCGCCACCAAGGGTTCCGTTATCGTTGGTTGGTGGAACTACAGCAACCGGAAGCGTCAGCTGACTAGCAATGATGGTTAACGCACGTTGAGTACCAGTACCGGCCTTATTCACGTTGATCTCAAAGATGTTGGAGTTCCAGCCCAGCGATGCCCGCTCGTAGTTCGAGCTGTCCGTAAAGGTGTTGTAGATATTAAAAGTTTGTGCATTCGTCCCATTTACTTGCCTCAGGACGTTGGTGGCTTCTCTACCCAATATAATGTCGTTAAAGACTACAGCAGCAGAAGACGTTTCAAAGGTGATAGTGTTACCAAGCCTAAGTGCTGGTACCCCACCAATACTAACAGCAATACTTGTCCCACCAGCACCACGGAAAAACCCATTATTTTCAGACGTGTATCTAAGCCCTGGAGCAGCAGCAGTACCGTCAGGTACAATAAGAGGACCAATGAGGGTTGTGGAGTTACCGCCAGAGGATTGAAGCCAAGGAGGGACGTACCAGTTGGAATTCTGGGCGCTTGCTGCCGAGGGCAGCAAGGCTAGGACGGCTAGTGCAAGTAGCCTTTTTAGTGTCTTCATGGCTTACCTATTACTGATCCATGCAGAGACGCTGTTGGCTCCGGTGTCAGAGGTGAGCTTAAGGCCGATTCGGCAGTGTGACCAGTTGTGGGGCCAGATGGTACCGCTCTGCACACCGACAGCAGTCATAGAGACAGTGGTAATGACTCCTGGAGAGGTAGCACTATCGTTACTTACCTTGCACTCTACTTGGTATTCTAGAGAGGTGGCGTTCTTAGTGATCCAGTTTACCTGGATCACAATTGGACGTAGGTTGCTAGTGGGAACCCAGCCATCAGCAGTAGTTGTACCACAGGTGGGAGCGGCAGCGCCCCCAAACTGCGTACAGTACGTATAGCTGGTAGCAGTTAGATCATATGTCTTTGCAATGAAGTTTGCGTTATCATACTGCGCACTTGCCAGCGAAGGCAGCAACGCGAGTAGAAGCGCAACAAGATATTTCTTCATGTTAACCTCGAAACATTCCAGACAGGCGCGGATCCGGCATGCCTGGAGGTGGAACTACTGCACCAGTCTGTGCAGGTGCGGGTGTAGGGGTTGGGACTGGGGCTGGGGTGGGAGTTGGCGTAGGTGCTGGGGCAGGAGCGGGACCGCCGGGAGGGCAAGCGGCCTTTAGGGCATTAGTGTATTCCGGCGTTCCTGTATAACGAGCACCGGCGATTCCGGCAGCAATTCCACCTTTCCAGGTTTTCTTGAAGCCCTCTTCGCACTGCTTCTGCGCGAGTTCGTTATACTTGGCGTCGTTGCCTGATTCTGCACCCTTCCAGCCAACACGCTGGTTGTTGCGATATACGCCCTTGGCGGCGGGTTGCTCCATTGCCTTAGTCCGGGCTAACTACGTTCTCATCGAGACCGAAGCCAATAACGAGCTTCTGGCCATTTAGCTCAGCATCACCCTTAAGAAGGGTTACGCCATGTCCCTCAAAGTTAGTGTCGCTCTTGCCAGACGAGGGCTTAAGCTGCGCATCTTTGAAGACCGTCTTTAGAGTTGAACCGCTCATGATACCTCCTTAAAAGGGGTGATTCTGCCAGTACTTCAGATCCATCGGATACCGCAAGCCTGACTCAGTGTAATCCACCATGGTTTGATTCAGATCAATATCCGCTAGCTCTGAATCGTGAAGTGCTTCTTCGTACGACTCTTTATACATCTTGTGGACTTCCATGTTGAAAAGTGGGTTAGGCTTTTGGCCCGTCCCTGGCCACATCGCAATATCCATCAGCGCACCGTAGATGATAGCCTCTGGACGAAGGACATCAATTGGTCGGTCACTCGCGGCAGAGAGTTCGCTATTCTTGTAGTAGCGATACATAACGAGGGTCTCAGCAGAAGGCCGAGGCCATAGTTCGTATCGAGGAATGATTACGTTATCACTGCCTCGCCGAGGAGGAGCCGCCGCAATGCATACGGGCGTGCCCGAACTCTGTCGATATGGATCGATCCTGTCGATGTATTCCTGGCTGTAGTAGTGCGGAGTAATGTGCCAGTTGTTGTTACGCTCACGAATATGGAGCAGAACGCCAAGGTCAGTAGGGAACTCCAAATAGAATTGCCCAATGACATACGTCCCGTCCGTTACGGTAGGAAGCTCGAACTCCCTATCGAGGGTGAGTTCCTGACCAATTACGTCTACGGCAGTGATGGTATACCAGGGTGCTACGCTTCCGTAGGCAAACTGGCGACCTACCATGCTAGCCGTCCAAACGGTTGTCGTTCCGACAACCGTTTGTGATCCTTGTGTAATGTCAACGGTACCGGCGCTATAAACTGCTGGAATGAGAATCTCACCATCAGCCCTTAGCTGGCTCCAATAGTGAGCGCCCACAATTCCTCTATACGCCCTTTTGACAGCTTCCTGCACGATTGGTACAGGAACATCTGGAGCGTATAGGAGAACCTTATTCCAAAGCTGTGCGAAGGTTTCCTGTGCCATTTAGTCCTCAGTGGGAGGGGCTTTCGCCCCTCCCTCCTTGAGTTTGCTTAATAACCGACTACGAGGGCTCGGATACCCTTACCAGTCGTGTCGGTGGAAGTGTCCTCAGTACCACCATCGAACAGGGAGAGCTTACCGGCGACCCTGTCGTACACTAGCTCCTTACCCGCCTCCCCAACTTCTGGAAGCACCGCATCGATCTTATGCAGACCAAAGCTCTTAGGAGTAATAGCTAGTCCGCCAGCCGCATTGGTACCGGCAACGGTCACGAGGATCGCACGCCGATTGCCAACGCTCTGGACTTCTCTAGACGCAATAGAAAGGGCCATCCGGCACCTCCTTAGCGCCCAAAGCGGGGCAGAGTGAGGATTACGGAAACTCCGTTCGTGGTGTCGCCGGAGGCGAGAGCACGACCAATTTCGATCTTGGGAGCACCAGTAGTGGCCCCAATAGTCGCATACTCTACAACCTTCGCAGCGTTCGTCGCAGCGTTTACAACGGATCCCGCAGCAACGGTACCAGCGTTAACAGCAACGGTAGCCTTTCCGCCGATCTGGATTAGACCAAACTTGCCAGCGCTCGGCTTGGTACCACGGAACACACCCGCAACGAGTGGGTTAGTGGATCCACCAAGAGCCGCACTGATGTCGTTGGTAACGACACAGTCGTCTAGATCCTGCCAGAAGGCAAGCTGACCGTCAGCCGCCGCAACGGTGTCGGTACCATATCGCTTGACTTTCTGCACCTCGACCGGGACGGGCTTGTCGTCCGAGCCCTTCTCGAAAGCAGTCTTGCCAAGCTCGCCGGGGTAGAAGAGTTCGGACTCCTCGGAAGAACCGAGAGTGCCGCTTCCACCACGCCAGAGAGACTTGAGTTCCTGATTAGCAGCCATGTGTCAACTTCTCCTTTCTTAGCCCGTGATGTTCCAGAGAACTCGCATGTAGCGGGGGGCCTGAACCGTGAGGTTCCCTACGAACTTGTAGTGGCCAACCACGAGCGAGTTATCCTGAGCCGGGATGAAGCCAGAGAAGCCGAAGCCATACTCAGGCGAGGTCGAGACGTAGAATCGGATGTACTTCGTGTTGAGGATCCAAAGAGTCTCCCCGCCGAGGGCGCTGATGCCAAGCTTCGCAGTCTCCTGCGAGCTTACAGAAGCCGAGCCCGGAGCATACCGATCCTGGAAGATGGTAGCGCCATTGAAAGCCACGCCCTGGAAGCCTAGATCTAGCTTGGTATCCTGGAAGCGCTGTTGAGCCTGGAACGCCATCTTGATGTAGCTCATGCCCTTGTTCGTGGTTACGATAAGGTTGGGCTGCTCCGTGCCATACACAACGCTGTTGTACGCCTGCTCAAGGATAGAAAACGAAATTGCACCACTCACATCACCAGCAACCGTACCAGCCGAAGCGAGCTTGGGCGAGTTAAGCGAGTCGCCAATGTTCGCATCGTTACGGGTAAGGGTGAGATATGAGGGGTAGTAGTTGCTAAAGGGACCAGCAGTCGCGCCATCGCAAAGAGCCTCATCAAGTCCATTGATGAACTTCGCGCGGTCGTTCGACACGCCCGTGCCACTAGCCTGCCCGTGACGGAAGATATCCGTCGCAAGCTTGGCGGACATCGTGAGAGCCGCAGCCTGCATGAGCATATCTACATAGTTAAATACAGCCTCTTTACCCGCCATCTCGATCTGCACCTTCTCGCGGATGGCGCTGACCGGAACGTTGTAGTAACGAGGAGTAACGGTACCACCCGTGAAGATCTGCTCCTGGGTGATCGTGAACGAGTCACCAGGATTATACGCTTCGACGGGGAGCATCCCGTATAGGAAGTTCTCTTGCCAAGACGGCCCGCCAGCATACTTCTCAAGACAATTCTTCTTGACGTACGCCATGGTGGGGCCGCTCTTGAAAACAAGGTCGGTTACGCCGGGAAGAATAGTCTTCCGGGTAATCGTATTGACCGGATCAAGAAAAGCCATTTACATCCACTCCTTTAGTTAAAGCCCCAATTCCATTAGAAGCTTCCAGCCTCCAAGGCCTCAAGAGCCGCACGAACGCGGTCGTGCTGCGACGTCTCGCCTCTTGAAGAATCCCGAAGGAAGTCAACTGCTGATGGACCGGAAGGCTGAATATGATCTGGGCTGCCTGTACTAGCTGAACCTGCCGCCCGACGTCCCTCTTCGAACCACTTCTTACGCTCCTCATCCCGCTCCTTCTCATAGCGCTTTGCGCGCTCGGAAGCGGTCATAGTCTCATAAGCACGGTAGGGACGAACGCCTTGCTGTAGTGATAGCCTCATAACCTCACGGGGATCAACATCAAAGCCCTCCTTGATGGAGTCCTTGGTAAACGCAGCGATATCCCCAAGGATATCGGGTAGCATCTTATCAAGCATATCCACCTTGTCAGCCTTCGCCTTGATCGACGCAAGATCCTCAGTAGAGAGACCGCCTGGAAGTCCAGCAGCAGCGGGGATCTCGTTACCAACTTCATCTAGTTGGGCACGGAGTAGATCACGCTCGGCAAGTAGGGCTTCGTTCTTCGGAAGCTGTTCCTCATACCAAGCATAAAGCTCGTCCTGGAGTTGCTTCACCGTCTGCTCTCTCTCATTAATTTCGTTGAGCCTCGTGTAATAGTCTCGCGTACGCAGCGTTCCACGGAAAAGCTCTTCTCGCGCTACGTCGGTATTAGCGAGTTCCCGCCATGCGGCCCGCTTATCCTCAGGTAGAGCGCGCTCGAAATCGGACGCCCACTCTGCAAACTTCTCATCTTCTCGCCTACTCATATTGCATAACCTCCTAGTGGCTTACCTCTCTTACATGCCCTCAGGAATTGAGGGCGAGCTTAGTCCCTTGGGACTAGCTTCGCTAGAAAATGAGGCTCCACCGGAAATCGCCTTCGCTAGGACTTCTCTAAGGTGGGTTTTGACCGAGTCAATTTCCCCAGCAACCGTAGGAAGGGCACTAGCAATCTGATCGAGCGCTTGCTCGACGGCAAATACTACTCTTGCAATCCCTCCCCCGCCACCAGGGGGTGTAGGAGTGCCATCTGGCCCGCTCCCCTGAATAGAGCTTAGCCCTTGCGGACTAGAGCCAGGGGGAGGACCACCCATTTTGAGAGGTGGCATACTAGCCATTACTTCTTCGCCTTATTCGTATGCTGCGGGGTGGGAGACGCGTGCCCACCTTGGGGACGGAAGATCGCATCCTTGAACGGGGTGTCGACCTTCTCAGTTTTAGTGACCTTCATCTTTACACTCCTTTTTAGTATACGACTTAATGAGTATATTCATTAAGTCCTTATTTGTCAAGCCCCTCAAGACTCACTTACAATTGGCCGGGTTCCGCCATCCCTAGTTTCGAAGTGCGGAGGTACCTGCCCACTAGGCGGGCGGCCCCCCTGACTTTTTGGGCCGGGTGGTCCCTGTGGACCGCCACCCCCTCCAGAGGGCGGACCACCTCCAGCGGGCCCTCCTCCCATCATGGCTGCCGGACCCATGGCAGCAGCGGCTTGCATCTGCATGAGAGCCATCTGCGCCTGAGCAAGTTGCACAGCCATCTGGGCTTGTACGAGTTCAGGCGTCGGACCTGGCATGAGGCCAAGCTCCCTAGCCTTGATGATCCTATCCGGCACGGTCTCAGCCGGCTTGGGTCCGTAGTCGGGGACGTCAAACTGCTCCCAAACAGTCCACGGATCCATAAGGTTCGCGCGGAGAAGCTGGAGCATAAACATCTTCTGTGTCGTGTGGGACACATTAAGCCAACTATTTGGAGCCACCTGGAAGGAGAAAAGCTTGTGGTGGGAAAGGGCCCGCTCTTGACGGGAGCCTGGGCCATCCGGCACTAGCTGTCCCGGATCTAGGTCAAAGTCCTCGCGCGTCACACCGTCGAGGCCAAGAAGCTCAATCCGGCGAGGGGCGCTATACCACTGGAAGAAGCTCAGCTTCAGCATGTGGGCTAGCTCGGAAAGCGATACCTCCATACTGCGACTTCTTAGTCTCAGTATGGGAGAGAGGGCCTCCATGTACTTCTCCATTGTATCCGAGGACGGCATCTGGCCTAGCTGTGCTAGCTGGGCTACACCCCTCATGCCGGAGGTGTCATCAATCTCACCCTTAATGAACTCAATGAGATTTGCATAGATATTAAACACTTGTGGAGCAGGACCATCAATTACCTTGAAGGGCTCTCCTGCTGTGGGGTTG